ATATCCGGTTTGCCTTCGGTTTCAATCAGTCCGATATATTCTGGAAGATTGAAAACGGCGGCTTCGATCAGTTTGTCCAAGCTGTCCGGATCAAGGGTAAAGCCCTTTTCTTGCAGGAATTTCACAACGTAGGCTTTTTTCTCTTCGCCGCGTCCGGTTCCGTTGTAAAGCTGTTCAGCGGCTTCAACGGCAACCGTTACCCACAATTTGATTTGCTCCAGCTTGTCTGCGTCGATTTTGCCTTTCAGCCACGGGATCACAAATGCAGTAATCACCGCTACGACAAGGGCAATAATAGCTTCCATAATGGGAGTAAGATCAATCATTTATAAAACCTCGCTTTCATCTGTATCCGTTTCCGGTTCGATTTGTTCTTTTTTCTTTATCCTTGCGACGATCACTTCGGAAACACGTTTCAGCATCAGCGCGCCGCATTCGATCACGACGGCGGAAAAGTAGTATTGAATAAGCGTCGTTTGCTCTATTTCTGTAATGAGAAAAGAAACATACTGTGCCGTAATGAAGATCACCGTCGTAACGCCGATTGCAACGATCGTTTTTGTCGCGAAGCGTTCATTCGCAAGGAATTTCTTTTGACGCTTTCCGCGTCTTGAATGTAGCTTCATATTTTCCCCTTTCTATTGCACAGCTTCGCACGGCGTGCAATCAGCTAACGCGCACGTGCGTTTCTGTGTGTTAAACAAGTGTTAGATCGGACAACCTAACCGCCGCGACAACCACGCCGCCGTAGGTAATCACGGCGCGATCTCCCTTGATTTCCTTTACGACGTGATCGCGGTCATACACGAAAGAAGCAAGGCTTTTTCCGTCGTAGGTTTTCGCGCCCTGCTTCAAGCGAACCTTGCTTCCTGCCTTCACGAAAGCCGCCGTCCCGCCGCTTCCGGTCGTGATAAAAGCGTCAGAATATCCCGCCGCTTTCAGCTTTGCAAGCATTGCTTCGGCGTTCGCCTTCTTGCTGAATGCTCCCACCTGTACTTTGTAATAGCCGCCCGTATTCACGACGTAGGTATCGAAGCCCGCCGCCTTCAATTTCTTTTCCAGCGCCTGTGCGTTTGATTTCTGCTTGAACGCACCCGTCTGCACCTTGTAAAGCGTACCCGATCCGGTCGAAGGCTTTTCCGGCTCCGCCGTCGAAGCGCCCAGCCTCTTATTTACCTCCGCCGCGATCGCGCCGTGCCTGTTATACAGGTAATCGCCGGGGCAAGCCTTATTTGCGTAATCCCTGTGAACTGTCATATTACAACCGTTCTTGTGGTTTACGCGGTCGCTTTTCTTTGTACTCCATACCAGCTTTTTGATCCCGTTTCTACGGCAAATATCCGTTACAAGATCAAGAAGCGCGGCGTATGCCTTATCGGTAATGGCGTAAGGGTGTTTTGTGTCGCTTGCCACTTCGATTGTAACGGCTCTTTGGTCGTTTGCTTCGTTTGAACTGCACCACGAACGATCCTTTTCTTCAACGGAAATTCCGATCGAACCGTCCTTCCCGACAACGTAATTCGCGGAACATTCCCGATCGGTAGTTGCGAAGTAGTCGCAACCCTGCTTCGCTGTAACCTGTCCGACGTAGCAATGAATTGTGATCGTGTCGATTTTATGATTTCGCGGGCTTGTTCTGTTCTTCGTGATCCTTGTATAGCCCGCCAGCGTACTGTTGCTCATTCTGGATACCTCCTAAACACAAATACGGGAACGGCTCATTTATAAACCGTTCCCGCTCTTTTTCATTTGTTATCAATTTGCTGTTCGATATGGTCAAGTCGCTTGTGCGCCTGTTTTGCCGACACTTCAACCGAAACAAGCCTTCCCACGAAATCCGTATTTGTCTTTCGCTGTTCTCGCTGTTCTGCTTTCACGTCGTCGATACCGCCTTTGATATATCCCAACTCCGTAAGGATCGTTGCGTCGCTCTTTGCTTCCTTCGTTTTGTCTTGATCTCGATTTCGGACAAATGCAACATAGCCGAATACAATAGCGCAAACTGTGCTAATTACGGAAAGGGCGGTCAAAATTCCTCCTTCCATCGGTTATACCTCCCTTCCTTTCACTTCTTCCCATTGCCACAAGGAAGGTGTATCGGGCGGATATACGCAATGTGGCATATCCGCTTTTGCAAGGTAGATTTTCCCCTTGTAGCTGTAATATTTCCCGTTCTTGACGTTTACGACGATCCCCGCCGTTTCCGGATAGGGGATCGGATCGTCAATCGTTCCCGTGTGTGTAAGCTCCACAAGGCGGTAATAAGCGAAGGTCGTTTCAACGGGATAAGAAACGGCGTTCGACGTGTGCGGCGCTATAATCTCGTAATAGCGTCCGTTGTACTTGATGATTTCGCCCACGGTGTTATAGGCGCGCGCGTCCTCATATTCCGGATATTCGATAACCTCCGCCGATTGCAGGATCATAGCGTCGGAAATGACGTTCGTTTTTGCCGCGCGATCCTGTGCGATCTGCGCCTTGAATGACAACGCAAGAAGGGCGGCGGCACTTTCGCCCGCCGTCTTTACTTCCTGCAATTCCTTCTTGATTTCCGCGTTTCCGCCGCCGTCCTTGTTATGTTTCACGCTCATTCAAAATTACCTCCGATCCCCGATACCCAGCACGCGGTCAGCGCGTCGCCGCGCTCCACGGTTACACGGATATTCAATCCAAATTGAACCGCCGTGTTGGTTTTGTTCTTGAACACGTGCGCCAGTCCTGCGATAACTGCGTTTGTGCAATCCTCCCAAATAGGCGCTACGTCGTAAGGATTGTTGCACGCTTCAACCTTAAACGTGCCGCCCGCCGGAATATCCCTGTTTACTTTGATATTGCACCGCGTCGGCTGTCTGTTTGCCTCCAGCGGCTCCGAAAGGGAAATTACAAAGCTGTTGATCGCCTTTGTGAACGTGAGTGTTCGCGTTGCGCTGTTTCCGGCGCTGTCGTTCGCTACAATCTCGATCGTGTGTTGGGCGTTTGTCAGCGCGGTAAAGGTATCGCCGCTTATGGAAAGGGTAAGCGTTGCACCCAGCGTGATATTGTTTCGTGTGTTAAACGGGTTTCCGTCGATCTTTTCTACAACGTTTACAACGTCCTTATCCGGATCAGTAACGCTATATTCATAGGTGAAATCCTCGCGCTTCACGCCAAGATCGGCGTTCTGCCCGCTGATAACGGGCGGCTGATTGTGAATTACCGCGATCGCTCCGCTTGTCGTGTACGCGGAAGAATTGCCCGCCGTGTCAACCGCCTTCACGCGGTATTGCAGGGTGTTCCACGCCGTCGATACCATTTCCGAAAATGTGCGCGCGGCGGAACTCTGAACCTGTGTCCACGATCCGCTGTTTACGCTTCGCTCGAAAACATAGGTCAGCGCGTCGCCGTCCGGATCGGTCGCCGCCGCGCAAGAAATTTCGATATTCTGCCCGCTGTAACATTGTTTCGGCGCTGTAATGCTGGGCGGCGCAGAAGGTGCGGTATTGTAGATAATTTCATAATTCCCGCTTGAATTCGGATTGTCAGATACCAAGATTGAAGATTTCAGATTGCAAAGCGGGCGAACGCCCCCGTGCCCGAGGGAAGCGTAGTAGTAGTCCAACGCGCCGTCGGAATAGAC